TAGGAATAGATAGTGTAACTTTATGTTGAGTATCCGTTCCATACATGCCATGATTTGGGTGTAGAACTCTAATTGTAGTTGTATCTGCACTTGCATCTTTAGATAAGAATATAAATGGATCTGCAACCAATTCTTTAGGTGGTACTACATCATTAACTAGGTTAACTTGTGCAGATGAACCTGTAAAGGATGCTCTATTTAATTTAAATTTAAGGTCTTTAGTTTGTTCAGGAGTCCATGTTGAAGCATTTGCAGAAGTAAAGAATACCCCATTAAATGGCTGTTTAGTAATTCGGTAAGCATTATTAGTTAAATCAAACTTACTAGTCTCTGAAACATATACTTTATATACACTAGAGTTAGAAACAAGTACTATAGCATATTCTGTTCCTTCTTTAAGATATACTGGATGGTCCCAACTAATTGTAGTTGCAACGTCAGCATTACCAACACCATTATTTGCAGTCATATCTGATGCAACATTAATAGAAGTTGGATATACTACTGTAGATGCTCCTGGCACTTCTCTTTGAGTCGGTATACCATTTTCTACTTCTCTAATAGAAACATGAATTGGAATATTAGCATCTTTTATTGCAAAGAATAAGTCTACTGAAGTAGTAAAGATACCACCCTGAGTACTAACAACGAATGTTTCTGCAAGAGGGTCATAGTATCTAATTAATTCGTGAGTTGTTTCGCTACTTCTTTGTGTAACTGCATTAGTTTCACTTACTTCTCTAAAGGCAATTCTAGGAACTTTAGTAGAAATAATTGTTTTCTGATATGTTTCTAATACACCCTGTGAATAGAAGTTAACTGCTGCTTTAGTAGTAGAGTTAGCATCATTATTAACATTTGAATCAGTTAGTTTAAATTCTCTTGTTCCAGCCTTAAATTTTAATACATCATTTCTAGGAATAACAAATGACCCGATACATCTACCTGAGGCATCAGATACTAGTGCACCACTACTGCTTCCTGGATGGGAAGTCTTACCTTGATATGTGATAACATTTGCTCGGTCTGAGAATTCTGAGAATGAAGATTCTTGTCTACAATAAGCAGTAACATCTACTCCATTAAAGAATGCATATAATTTAGTAGATGGTTTTAATAGTTCTGCATCAAAGAAGATTTTTCTTGACCTCATAAATGGTATGAAATTAACTTCAACTACTACATTACCAATTTCCTTTGTCTCTCTGTCGAATGCAACATATGCATCTTGACCTGTTCTAGTTGCAGTTCCTGTTTGTGTAACAGCTCTAGTAGTAGTATTAACTTCTGCCCTAGCCTTACCTCTAGTATTTGCAACACCAGTTAATCTTTGACCTTCTCTACCTGAAACATTTTGTGTTCTTTGACTTATAATACCACCTACTGACCTTCCTGTCCAGTTAGTTTCCCATTCGTTCCATACTGTACCCAAAATACCTTCACTTTCTGCAGCAGTAACAAACTGGTCGAATGCACTTGTATCATCAATGATAATATCTGGTCTTTGGTCTACATCTTTCCATTCATCTGATTCTGGTGAGAGTCTAACTGTTCCGTCCCAGATTACTACATCATAAGGATTAACAAACTCTGCATATGAAGAGTATGGTTGATTTAGTTCAACTACATTTGTATATGGCATTGTAATAATACCACCTTTGGCAGACTTAACTGCAGTTCCACTATCTCCAGTCTTTCTGATGAGGTTCATACTTCTTTCATCAAACTTAGGTCTTAATATGCCTACATCTCTATCTACTGAAACATTATAGTCTGGATGTGATGCATCTCCGATACCATGACCAAAGAAACCATCTACAATAAATCCATTTTTAAATCTTGCTTGACCACTTCCGTCAAAAAGTTGTGCTTCTGAAGCAGACTTTTCTAATAGAGAAAGTGAAGTGTAGTATTCTAATCTTTTAACACGAGAATCAATCTGGCCTATATCTCTCATTGTATATCTTTTATTATCAATCTTTTGTACTTTAACATCTTCTACACTAAAGACATAAGGATTTAAACTAATATTATAAAGATGAATGGCATTTTCTAGCCCTTCAGGTTCAACAGGATATAGTCCTGATTCACCTTTTACTACTTTATATGTTCCATCTTTTGCTAAGAATAACTTATCAATTCTTCCAACAAAGTGAGTTAGATTATATGAAATTGTGCCAACTGGAGGTAGCATGTTAAGGCCTGAGTGACCAGCACCTGTACTAAACTCTTGGCCTGTTGTTGTTCCTGACCTACCTTTCGTTGGTCTAAAATCTAAAACATCTCTTAGTGATTGGCCGTTATAAGAACCTATGTCAGCATAAGGAATCGCACCATAAGAATCAACTGAAAAGTAATTACCAGATTCATTATGAGTAAAACATTTAAAGGTTACAGTAAAGTTACCTGCAGGAAGAGTTTGTCCACCTTTTAGAATTACTTTACCTCTATCATAATAGGAATCTCTTTGCCCGTTATCTAAAATAAACTTATCGGTTACTACATTATTTGCAGAATCTCTAATTTCTGTTAACTCTCTAATATCAACTTCATTTAATTCATAAATTGATTGAGATGAACTATAGGTAAGTGTTGTACTTCCATTATCTTTTGCAGTTTTGGTTTTTACTGAACCTGTAGTAATAGCACCAGTACATATAACGGTAATACTTACCCCATCATTACTACCTAGAGAGCTTAATGTTATAGCTCCACCACCTACACCACCTACTATAGAGTCCGGTGCAGCCACTGCATCATTATTAGCTGATAGGTTTCCGATGTGATAAATAACATCATCATCATTTGCAAGTGAAACTCCTGACGGCATATTAATAGTTACACCAGTGCCTGAAATAGTACCTGAAACTTTTACTCTTACATTATAAGCAGCAGTAAAATTGCCACCAGTCTTTAGTGTTTTTACTGCTGATGTAGGTAGATTATATATTAAACTATTATTACCTGTTTCGAATCTGGTTCCAAAAATACCAGTAGTAACTAAGGTACTACCATTTCTTGCACCTAAATTAGCTTCAAAGTTAGTACCCTGAGAAACTTTTTGAACTGAACTAAAGCTTTGACCTGAATTCATTGTTACATCAAAGATGTATAATCTAAAGTGTTGTGGAGAAGCTGAATCATGTTCGAAGCCTCTTGCTCTAGCTGTACCTATAGTTGCACTACTTGAATTCTTTAAGTTTACTGTAGTAAAGTCATTAATGTCTGGTGTGCCTTCACACTCATTAGGGTCTAATTTAATATAGTTACCAAACCCAACTGATTGAGTAATACCATTAATTACTCTTTCATCAGATGAACCTCTACCCTTATCTATTACTATATGGTCAGTCTTGGTTTTTTCTATTCTACGGCCTTCGATATATGCAACACTTGGTTCAATACCAATTGCAAGTTTTGCATCATCACCACCTTGTGATTGAATTAGATAACCATTATTATTATTGGCATTTAAATGTTCTTTAATATCAAGAACGAATGGAGCAAGAATATAATCTCCAGATTCTTCACTTGTTCTTCTTTCAAATCTATCTGAAATCCCAGTATTAATTGGAGTATCATCTTTCTTTACCATAATACCATTTTTAATATCTGCCAAATGAATATAATCATTAACAGATCTGCTAGCTAAACTAATATTCTCTTTAATTAGATTTAGATTGATAACATATCTATTTGCACCTGGCGCAGATTCATTTGGACTTCCTGTAGCATTATCTACTAAGTCACCATAACCTGAATCTAGGTTAGATTTAATACCACCTGTAATTTCTAGACCGAGAATATAAGTAGGAGTATTTGTGTACTTATCAAGTAAGATTGTTTCTGCTGGTACGTGAACAAAAGAACCATTTACGAAAAAGATACCTTCTTCAATTGCATATGCAGAACCAAACCCAATTGGATTTGCAACTGCTCCACTACCTGTTGATGAACTAATAGTAGCACTTACTACTGTACCTGATGTGGTTGAAATTACATCAGCCTCTGAAAAGACTGATGTTGTTGTATTAGTACCAGAATTAACATATTCAAGATAAAGAGTATCAGGTTCTGCAGAACCATTAACTGTTTCTGCTGCAACTACATTTAATACTTTAGCCTTAAGACCAGCTGTATTTTGAATTTCTTTACCTAAGAAAGTCGAAAGATAAGCAGAAATGGCTGCACTGTTATGAGTGGCGTTTAATTTAATGTATTGATAATTACTAGCAAGTAATGTTTGTTTACCACCAAGTACTCTATCACCATCAGCAAATGTATACTGACCCAACTTATCAATTTGAGATTGTAATGCAGTTTGTAATTGTGTTAATTCTCTTGCCTGGACTGCAAATCCTGGACGAAATAAAATCCTATGATAATTCTTTGTTTCATCAAAATCATCATAGTATGGTGCGCCGAATTTTTTTACATTTGTTATAGCCATTTATATTCTCTCTTTTTATATATTTATAGAACTTATTAGAATTCTATAATACATTTAATATCTTCAATCTGTGAGGCAGTTCTTGAAATAGGAGCTCTATTCTCAAGGAATACCAATTGTCCACTACCTTCAACAAATTCTGAATTTTGAACAGGGTGTGTAGCATCTGTAGAAGAGGTACCACCTGTTGGTAAAGTACCATTAATCTGTTCTGATGCTCCTGAACTACCATCAGTAAATGATTTAAATCCAGTCTTTCTATTTTGGTAATAGTATAATCTTTTATTAGTAGTATCAATTTCTGCAAGATATGCTTTTGCACCTGATGTCCCACCTGTAAGTAGAGCATCAACATTATATGCAGTAACATCTGCAGACCCATTCATCTGTAAGTATTTAAGACCTTTTAGAGTAGATGCAGTTGCAATTGTTGAAGTTGCTGCTCCATTAGCTTCTGATGTATGACCACTATCTGTATTTGTTGCTCTCTTAAAAGGATTCTTAATAATACCGATCTGTCTAAAATCATTACCTACAGTTAAGTCACCACCTTCTGCTGCATCTAATTGAGCATTAAGTGCAATATAGAAAGCACCTAGTTCTCTTACTGGGTCAACTCCGTGACCTGAAGAAGGTGAAATGACTGCTCTTGCAGTAGCACCTGAGCCACCACCACCAGAAATTACTATATCAGCAATGGTATAATCGGTTCCTTTAGCAGTAACAGCAATACTTGCAACAGTTTGGTTCGAACCAGAACCTGCCATTGTTACTTGTGCAGCACTAACTGTTGCACCTGTACCATCACCCGAAATAGTTACTGTTGGTTTAGAAGAATATCCTGTACCTGCGGCTGTAACTTCGATTCTTTCAATACCTGCGGCAGTTGCAGAATCTCTGGAACCAATTTGCGATGACTGTTGTGGAAAATCTACACTTGTATTTGCAAGAGTTGGGGCCATTGCCAATGTTTTTACTGGCATATATGAATTAGTTAAAAACTTTTCTGAATCTGCAGTAGTAATAGTATACATATATTTCCATGTATATCCGTCACCTAAAGTAACTGGGTCAACTCCTGTATGAACTGGCTGTACTGATGTTACTGAAGCACCCGCCTTAATACATTTATAAACTTTAAATTCAGACCTTGTAACAACATAAAATCTTTCATCAAAGATATCGGAATCATTCGAATCCCATGCTACGTAAGTTTGTCCGTCATCATAATTATATCTGGGTATAACATGAGAAATATCACTAGATGTGACTTTCTTCATACCAAGTATTTGCTGGAATGACTCATTGGTATCATCAATGTGGTCTCCAGGGACGAAAGGAGTAGTGTCAGTCAGGTCGGAAGTGGCATTCGACCAAACATCTGATTTACCGATGGCCAAATAAACACTGGAGCCTGTGACATCTTCCTTGAAATTCTCTGCATTGAGAACTCTAAAAGGGGTTGTAATAATTGCTGCCATAATTCTTTCCTATGTTTATGTTAATCTAAGTTTATAAAACTACTATTGTTATAACTATTTATAGTGTTTTTATATTTGTTTTGTATGATTTGAGAACCTAATTGTTCTATTGTAAAGTTACTATTAAAGAGCTTATCACTCTCATAAAAACTATTACCTTTACTATTATAATAGTTATTTAGTCTTGTTTGATTTAAGTCATTAAGCAATACTTTGAGTATCATCTTAATATCCTTAGCTCTATATTCTGAAACTGTAGTAGAACCTAAAGTTACTGATGGGTCTAATACATAACCGTTACCAGCATTAGTAATACTTATAGTAGTTATTCCTGCAGGTAGCATAAATACTTCACCTACAGCATTACTTCCACCGCCACCACTAAATGTTATTGTAGGTGGTTGAGTATATCCACTGCCTTGATTTGTTATAACAACTCCGTCTACATCACCTAGGTCATTTATTAGTGCATAACCTAATGCAGTTACACCACTTGTCGGTGCAGAGAAAGTTACAGTAGGTCTTGAAGTATATCCAGCACCACCAGATATAATACCCACTCTTTCTACACCAGTTGCTGCAAGATTAAACTGTGCTGTGGCCTGTACATTAGTACTTAATGGAACTCCGTCAGCATCTGTTGCTGTTGGTTGCCCTATCTTTATAACAGGCGGCCTACGATATTGTCTAAGAGATACTGATTCGGTAGGGAAGGTAAGTTTTGTAACCGTACCAACACCACTATTGGCTGCTACTGCTAGAGACGCAGATGTATAACCAGTATTTGTTCCACTTATAGTAACAGACTCTATCTCTCCTAGAGCATTAAGAACTGGAGTTAATGTAGCATTTCCACCCTCTGCAATTGTAACAGCAGGAACAGAACTAAAACCAAATCCTGGATTAATAACTTGTACTGAACTAATTTTACCATTAGTAATCTGTGCAGAAAGAACCGCATTACGACTAATCCTAGCTTCTGCAGTAGGAGTAAATATAGAAGCAAAGGCCTCTATTAATAATGGTATATCTTCTGCACCAATTAATCCTGGCTGAATACCTGGCATAGATGATAATGTAAATCTGTTAACTCTAGTTGCACCATATGCATTTACTAGTTGACCTACCAACTGGCCAGTTTCTGGATTTTTAGTCTGTACAGTAACACCTTTATTACTATCACCGAATACTGTTCTGGTTAATTGTAATAAAATTAAAATTTCACCGAAGAATATAAATCCTGCAGGGTGAACTAATCTATTAAATACACTATCCCAATCTTCAATATTTCTACCTGTCTTAATAAGATAACTATACTTCTGATATCTATAACTGTCTTGTAATCTAATTTTCTTTTCAGATATAAAACCTTTAGTAGAGATAAACTGATTAGCATCCGAGTCCCAATCTCCAGAAGAAGGTATAAGAGTATTATCCCAAGGCCTTGTTACTTCTACTTCATCTTCAAAGAAGAGTCTGAAGAATGTAGCAATAGAATCTTGACTACCCCTTACTTTATAAAAATCAATAATTCTTTTGTAAAGTGTTGCTTTATTAACTGAGATATCTCTTGGTATAATAGCAGCAATCTCTTTCTGCATAAAATTTAGATATTCATTAGTAGGGTCTTTGGCATCATCTAGGTTTTTATCAATATCCATTGCATCTTCTAATGCATTAAGTACATAAGACGGCCCTGGGCCCACCCAATTTTTAATCGTGGTTGTAAGTTTAGCAGTCTTAGTATTATGGCTTGCTAAACCACTAACAGTAAAAGTCTTACCAATTTCTACTGTACTTTTAGCAAGTGAACCAGGAAGCTCATTACCATTTGATATCTGTACATTTACACTAGATAGAGTAATTACTGTTCCGTCATCTAATACTAGTGTACTATTAGCACCATCATGGTCAGAAAAGAATTCATTACCATTAGAGTCTAGGTCTGGATATCTAAAGACTGCCTGACCATCTAATATTCTATCTGAAAACGATTCCGTAGTTTGATATATAAACTCGTTCATATTCATAAACTCATAATATGATTCCAAGAGTTTTTGAATACCAACGTTGTTAGTAGTATCAATATTATCTAAGATTCCATCAGGTAATAATTGTTTTACCTGCAAATCTTCCTTAGATTTTCTCTTAGAGGAGAATACCGATTCTATAAATCCTGGTGAATTATTATCTATTGACATATTATCTTAACCTAGAATTAACTGAATAGTCTATTGAGCCTGATGAACCTGCTGTAGAAATAGTATCTACTTGTGCAGTAATATTTACAAATGATTGGTCTATATTAATTAACTGGTCTCTTTTAGGTGCTATATCTAGTGAGTTTGGAATAGCAGTAATTTTAATAGAGGTATCTGATGCAGATGTAGTAAAGTTATTTAATGAAATTTTACCAGATGATGGAGTAATAAGTCCTGCATCATTTATAACAGTAATATTATTTCCATCCACTACTTTATAAACCATAACTTGTCTATTACTAGACCCCGTAATTGGAATATCACCAAAGAAATGGTCTACACCACCTGGAACCAATTTAAATGCAGTTGAACTAATTAAGAAATTACTTGAGTCACCTGACTCATATAAAGGAGCAGCAAAGGATAAGTTAAATACATTATCTACTGCTGTAGTTCCTGCAGAAATATTCTGATACATATAAGGTCTAATAGTTGAGTTAAGAATAGAAGGGTCTGCTGAATCAATTAATTTTAAGAGTTGAGAATGTCTGAAGACTCCATCAAACTTATTTAAGTTGTTAAAATTATAATCCGAAATAACATCTCTTACCACATTCTGTAGTTCAACACTAGTTCTATCAGTAATGTTTGGATTATACTTAAAGAATACATCTAATTCCAAATTAGTAAAGTTGGGGTCTACAATTTCTGGAGTAATAGAAACAATATTTTTACCTTTCAGTACAGTATCTTTAATCGCAAGTTTTTCTGTTGCTGTAAGTGTGGGTGCTGTAAGAGGTTTAATTGCAATATAGACTGTTCCGAAATCTGCAGGGTCGTTATCTTCTCCACCCCATGTAGCAATAGAAGAAATGTTTGCAAATCCTTTTAGAATAATAGACCTATAATCTTCTGCAGTAACTGCTCTATTTTGTGCAGTAAATGTAAGAGGAGCATTAAATCTGATTGACTCTATTGTTTCTGGTTCATTACCACCTGATGCATTACTTACAGTTATAATAGCATTAGTAAATGACCCAGTAAGCTGAGGAATAGTATCATTAAATATAAAAGTACTTGCTCCATTAGCTTCTTCACCATCTGTATAAATATAATCCAAAGTTACAATATTATCATTAACTGGCTTCTTACCAGTAATACCATCTCCAAAGTAAACTTCATATCTACCACCTGGATTTTCTTGTAGATAATATACTTGAGCTTTAGAATCTACATTTAGTAGTGATTCGAATCTTGTATAAATATTGTAAGAGGTTGATTTTTCATTGTCTTGTACTCTTACTCTTAATGTGCTTGTATCTGCATCAATATCTGCGAGTTGAAATTTCTGATTATCAATATCATTATCAACTCTATAGAGTAGACTTTTAAGAACACCTTGAGCAATACTAATATTACTAAAAGTATATTTGTTAGTTACTGCATCAAGGTTAGCAGATTCATTATTAAGAAGTGCAAAATCATACTTGATTCCACTTAATTGTGACCTAAGTTTAGTCCCTCTTTTAAGTATTAAAGTTTCAGGCCTAGAGCTTTCATTAGTTGCATCAATTACAATATTTACTGTTGCCCTAGATGCAAGGATACTTCTTGGAGTATAACCTAAAAGTTTAGCACGAGTAACTACATTACCTCTAATCTGAGCAGAATCTAAGAATGCTTCATTTAATGCATAGTGAGCGGCCATTGCATTATAATGTGTATTATATGCAAGAACATCAAGCAGTACATTAAGACTACTTCCTTCAAAGTTAAAATCATTAAACTGGGATTGATTCTTTAGATAGTTTTTTAAATTATCTTTAATTTGGTCGAAATCTAGTTCGGTTACATTTAAGTTACTGGCCATATTATTACCTTAATCTTCTTAGGGAAATATCAAACTTATCTATTTGATTATTCTCTTTTATTTTAAATTTTATAGTAATGTCATATCTATTTTTATTCTCATTACCTTTTACATTTACATTTAGAATTTCTACTCTGCTTTCTTTTCTAATTACTGATTTAATCTGACTAGTTATTGATAGTTCAGTTAAGACTCCCATGGGCTCAAAAAGTAACCCTCTAAGATTGGCACCTAAATCTGGTTGAAAAGGCCTTTCAAAGGAATCTGTTAAGAGTAGATTCTTCAATGAATTCCTGATAGCTCTATCATCTTTTAACGGCATTATATCTTTTCTATATGGATGAACTGCCAAAGTTAAATCTAAATCAGCATGGCCCTTTTTTCGAGCTATATTATTAGAACCACCTGTTTTATCAGATGGGTTTGTTCTACTATTTGAAATATCGTGTATACTCATATAGTTATTTATAAGGGCTTAGTTAAAGAATTATTCAATATCCAATAATATCTTATACATTAGCTAGTTTAGCATTTATCTGATCTATAGTAAAGTTTAACTTAACAGCATCAGATGTAACAGTTTCTGTTGAAGTAACACTCGTATCTGTTATTTCACTAGGATCGATAGTAATATTAGGGTCTAGGTATGCAATATTACCAGAATACCCCATTAAAGATAATGGATCACTGTAATATGTAGAATCACCAAAGTTTGAACTAGGTCTAGGTTTTGTACCACTATCGTATAGTGTATCGTTACCTTTTGCGGTCTCTCTAAAGTATTTTCTTAATTGTGCTGGAGTTGTGGTTGGATACTTTCCTAATACCAAGGCAGCCATACCACCGACATTTGGTGATGCAAATGAAGTTCCTGTTGCATCATATTTACCATTTGTGTATAGATTCATATAAATGTTAACACCTGCTGCAGCAGTATCTACTCTATCTCCGCGATTACTAAAATCTGCTAGTGATTCTTTACTACTCATATATATTTCTTCTGGGTCGTTGAAGTTAGATGTTATGGCAGCACATACTATTGTATCTGTACTCATAGATAACATTTCTCGACATGTTGGGTAAAACCGGTAGACACGATGGTGCTTAGCTGCTCCTGTTCCAGTTTCGTATGGCCAGATGCCAATAACACCATTATTATAGTCTATATTGTCAGGAAGTGCTATTTTTGAACTATGATTGCCTGCAGCACTGACATGATGTACTCCAGCAGCCGACATATCATTGATAGCATCAAGGTTTGCGTATTGTTGGCTGTTATCTCGATTAGATATATATGACATAATAGTAGCTTTATCCTCAGTGGTTAAATTTCTAATATCCATTGTTCTACCATTTATAGGTGAATTTAATAAACTATAATGTCCGTGGCCAAATGGTATATTCTTGTTATTTCCATATGCTAAACTAGTATGGGCATTATAAAAACTTCGGAATCTACTGACTTGTAATTCTGGTATACCATTTGGCCTTACTTTATCATAAAATCCATCTCTAAATAATACTGCACCATTATTTATTTGAGGGCTTTCTGACCGATATTCTATAGCATCAACGACTATAGTTGGCCTACTATTACCTTTATTTTGATGAAATAGCCTAAATGCATCCCATCCATGCGATGCTACGCTTTTGGCCGCTGCGAGCATGGGTGTTCTCGGCCAAATATATAAATCTGCACCAGTTGCCCAACCATAAGTATTTCCCGCAGTAAGGGCCGCAACAGCCTCGGCATGACTATCGATTCCAGATGTCGCGCTATAATCTATAGTGGGTAAATTTGATCCACTGGATCCCATACCTGGCAGAGTATTCCATTGAAATTCTTTAAGCCTTGTTGTCCCACTGGTCTTAAATTCTGGATCTGACCTATCTATTATTGTTGCCAAATTTAAAATAATATCTACTCCAGTCCCAATGTAAGAATTTGTGTAAGTGGCAGTACTATCTGTATTAAATGTAGTATTGTTAGTCTGACTTTGGTGACGTATAAGTCCCCAGTTACCAAATGAAGATTTAGGTTCGTTAGTATCATCAATGCCTACTCTGTGGTCATACTCTCTACTATATGACACTGACTTAGTTACAGCATTTTCTTCCATAATTATGTCTTCAAGTAATATACACGAAACAATGTTTTCTTTTCCTTGCAACTCTCTTACTTGTGCTTCTGTACAATCTGCAAAAAATATCCCTGGCCTATTTGGAATTGCATCTGTTACATTGGTTACAAGAGGATAGAAGTCAGTTTCATCGCAACCTTTTTTTACTATAATGTTATATGTTTTTGTCATAATTAAATGTCTCCTAATTTTGTATTTATTACTGCAGATGAGAAAGTCATATTATCAGTAGTTAGTGGGATTCCATTAGAGTCTAGTAAATGCTTACCTTCACTGTCTAGTAGTACAGTATTCATATTACCATTAAGTGTATTAGAAGAGATGGTATCTATTATCACTGTTTCAACTGGATCAGCTGTGTCATCTGGAATAACTACATCACCTGGGTCTATAATATCAATAGCAATAGGTGTAAGTGTAGGTAAAATATTTGAACCTGCCTCACCAGCAGGAATTATATTTCCATTTTCATCTAGTGATGCAGAAGGTACATTCTTTAAACCTATAATATCTAATGTATTAGTAATACTTATTGCTGCAGGAAACCCTATTAGCTTTAAGAAATCACAAAATGTAAATGTAATCCATTCTATTAATGCACCAAGTCCAATGGCATTGAAAAACTTTTGTACTTTTTGCATCCATTCTTGTATAAGATATTTAGGCCATTCTTCTCCAAAGTTTTTTAATCTTCTTTTAAACCTATCCATCTTTCTTTCTAAACTTTCTACAAAGTCGTTTGGTTCACCCCCAATTAAATCCAAAACACTAAACCCTGCAATATTTAAAGATTCTAACTGTTCAATTGCTTGTCTTCTTAATTCTTCTTTCATATCGTCCGGAGCAGACTTTATTTGTTCCTCTA